GTCTAGCTGAACAAGTTGGTGTGCGTTCACAAACACAATATAAGCAAGAGTATTTAGGTGATTTGTTCACTGCTGATACTATCTACGGAGTAGCTACATTACGTGCTACTTCTGGTGTTGCTTTTGTTGTAGACGCAGCAAACTAAGATAGTTAGTTAAGTTGTAACCCCTTCTAACGAGGGGGTTATTCTGAATTAACTTGGAGTTATAAATGAAAGAATTAATTGTACAAATATTATCGAGCAAAACAACTGTCATTATTGTATCTGTTGTTGGTATAAGTTTAATGCTAAGTGGATTTGAAGCATTACATGTCCATCCGCATATCTAACTATGCCGTACTACGATTACGAATGTAAAACTGGTCATGTCTTTGAAGAGTTATGTTCGTACAAAGATAGGCAAGTTAAGAAAGATTGTCCAGAGTGTGGTAATAAAGGTCATGTTATTATGACTATTAATAGTGGCATACACCCTACTTTTGGATATGATTCAACAGCGTTTACGCAAAGAGAGCGTAAAAGAATTAGCGAAACCAAAAACGGCAAATATAAGGATAAATTTAGTGGACATATTTGAAGATACTTGCGACCATGATTCTGTAGAAACTTTAGAATTAGATAGGTTTAAGGCAAAACTAAGAGAAATCTGGACAAGAGTGCTTGAGGAAACTTATGCAAAATATCCAGCAGACATGGACATGGAGCATTATAAAGAACATAATGCTTTAAAGTTTGCAGATGAGCCAGAATCAGAGTCAGAAATTGACAACCTTATGGCTATGCTTGACGATTTAATGAATCCTATGGAAGAAGCAGAGGGAATAAAATCAAACGGAGGAGCACCATCTTATGGCTCTGCAAGTTTAAAATCAAATAATGAGAAAGGTAAGACAGAGGCAACAACTTATGAATATAAACACTCAAATACAAAAACTCCAAGCGACTCTCGTTCTGGAGGTAAAGGTGGCTCGTATGCGGGTACGCCATCTGGCAAAATCCCTAAAGGAAAAGATGCAAAAGTCATTAGAAGTTTTTCGCCAATGGCTGAAAGCCTTAAAGAAGAGTTAAGAGAATTAGTTGAAAGACAAGCTATTGGTAAAAGACGACAGTTGTTTAGAGCGTAATGGCTAAGAAAACTAGAATTGACCGTAGAGGAAAGATTCGAAGTCTGGTAACAAAGTTTCCAGCAGGCAAAAAAGTACATTGGGCGGTTACTAAAAGAGCAGCAGTTAATCAAAGAAGAAGAAATATAGATGAGTTATTTTTCCAAGAAATAGTAAATGTATCTGATTCAATAACAAAACATCAACAGTATTTTCTTGTTGATGCAGTAAGTTCAAGTGATGCAGTAGCAATTGGGCCATCAATAATTGTAATTAATAGTCAAACAATTACAGATGATGGTGGTATAGCAAAGAATTTTCAAAGTCCGACTAACGCAGATTCATTTAGTTTAAGCGATAGTATTGGTTTTGAGTTAGCTAGTTCAAACTCTATGTTTAACCAAGCTAAAATAAATGATTTCTTCTTCAATGGTGAAGGAGATGACCAGAGATTCATACAGGACTCTCTAACAGTTTCAGATGGAGTTTCATTACATACTAACAAAGTATTAAGTGAAACTGCATCAACATCAGACTCAATAGGTCTAAACATTCAGTTAGCGAAAACTGATTCTGTAACAATTTCAGATTTATTTTCGCAATCTAATGCTCCAGACTTTGCAAGTGCAGCAACGATTTCCGATGCACTATCGCTTAATACCCAGAAGGGTTTAACTGATACTGCAACTGCTAGTGATAGCATAGGAATGTCTTTAATAGTGCCAAACCAGTTTAATGGAAGCACTATAAATTTATCTCAATTCAATTAGGAGAAGTATTAAAATGTTAAATGAAAACTTTAAAGTTACTGGTGAAGTAACTATCCAGAAAAACGGCAAAGTAGTTAGAGAGATACCTAACACTATCGTTACTGCTGGAAAAAATAATATAGCTGCGTTAATTACTGACGCAGGAAATAAAATGACACACATGGCTGTAGGTACTGGAACAACTTCTGTATCAGCAAGCAATACTGCACTTGTAACAGAGTCAGATAGAAACGCTTTATCTGTATCTGGTGGTGCACCATCTAATAATACAATTGTACATACAGCAGTATGGGCAGCAGGTGATGGAACAGGTGCTTTAACAGAAGCAGGTTTGTTTTCAGCTTCATCTGGCGGTACTATGATGGCTCGTACAGTATTTAGTGCGGTTAATAAGGGTGCTGGTGATATTCTTACAATCACTTGGACAGTTACAATTTCATAAAGGGGATAGACAATGCCTGTAATTTATTCAAATAATGCCTCGACTTCTTTAAGTGCAGGCATTAACAATTCAACAACAACAATACCAATTGCTAGTAATAGTGGCTTTCCAAGTATAGGTTCTGGAGAATATTTTTTTGCTACAATTGCAAATACAGCAAACACTAAGATTGAAATAGTTAAAGTTACGTCTGGCACTACATCACTTACAGTAACAAGAGGACAAGGTGGTACTAATGCTCAAGCATTTGACTCTGGTGATAACTTTCAACTGCGTGTAACAGCCGATACATTATTAGCTGCTACTCAATCAGATGTAAAAGTTACTTCTGGTAGTGTTTCAGCAGATACATTAGTAGCTAAAGGTGATGGTAGTTCAGCAGATGGACAGATACAATTAAATTGTTCACAAAACTCACATGGTATAAAACTTAAAAGCCCACCTCATTCAGCAGGTGCTTCTTATACATTAACATTTCCTAATGATGATGGTACTAATGGACAGAAACTAACAACTAATGGTTCGGGTGTTTTAACTTGGACTACAGTAGACTTAACAGCTTTATCAGCAGCAGCTTTAACTTCTGGTATTGTACCAACAGCTAGAATTAATGCAGGTTCTATAGCTAATGACTTAATAAACAGTCAACACATAGCAGCAGACTCAATTGATGCAGAACACCTAGCACCAAACTCAGTCAATAGTGATGCTTACATTGATGATAGTATATTAGCTGCACATTTAGCTGCAAATTCTGTAAACACAGATGCTATTATTGATGATGCAGTTACGTCAGCCCACCTTGCAGCAGGTTCTGTAGATGCAACTGCTTTAGGAAATGATGTTGTAAATAGTCAGCACATTGCAGCAGATTCTATTGATGCAGAACATTACGCAGCAGGTTCAGTTGATGCTACAGCTATAGGTAATGATGCTGTTAATAGCCAACATTATCAAGCAGCTAGTATTGACAATGAGCATTTAGCAGACAATGCTGTGGGAACAGCAGAAATAGCTAATGATGCTGTAACTGCTGCAAAAATTGCAGACAATGCAATTGACTCTGATATGTATGTAGATGGCAGTATCGACTTGGCTCATATGTCTAGTGAATCTGTAGATGAAGATAATTTACATATATCAAACGCTGGTACTAATGGTTATTTCCTTAGTAAGCAAAGTGGTAACGCTGGAGGTTTAACTTGGGCAGAGGTAGTATCTGAAGATTTTATTCCAAATGGTTCTGTTATGGCTTTCTTTCAGTCAGCAGCACCTACAGGTTGGACAAAAGTTACATCACAAAATAACAAGGTACTAAGAGTTGTATCGGGTAATGGTGGTGGTACAGGTGGTACTTGGGCAACAAGTAGTGGAGTAACAACAAATGAAGTTGGGGCACACGTTCACAGTTCCGCAGCCCACACGCATACAGCAGCAGCACACGTTCACTCGGGTGCAGCTCACTCGCATAATCATAACTTATCAGCAGGTGCACATACAATATCTACTAATGAAATGCCTTCGCACAATCACCAAGTAGGTGGTAGAAGAGGTGCATTTAATGGTTATATGGGTATATCTGGAAACCAATATTGGAATGGTAGTTATACTGGAAACCCTCCATTGAGTAGTACAGGTGGCGGTGCTTCTCACGCCCACAGTTTAGCAGGTGCGGTTGTATCTGGTGGTGATGGTAATACAGGCTCAACAACTCCAAGTGCTAGTGGTTCAACAACCCCAGGCAATTCTGGTTCAGCAAACGCTCACTCACATACAGTATCAGCACCACAGTATATTGATGTTATTATTTGTAGTAAAGACTCATAGGAGATAGTATGGCAACATTAACAATAATTAAACCAGACAATAACATTGCTGAAGATGGAGTATGGAGAACAGTTGATTGTTCTGGTCTAGCTTCTAATGTACATGCTGTCCAATGGGATGGTTCAGCAGGTTGGATTGAATACAATGATGGTACAGTAAATGAAACAATTGACAGTATAAGTGCTTATAGTTCTTTAACAACTGCATGGACAAATGCTGCACCAGTTGTTTTAACAGAAGCAGAACAGCAGGCTGAGTTTGATGCATTATCTTATGACATAAGAAGATTACATAACTATGCTTCATTAGAAGAACAACAAGACCAGCAATATTGGGATGCTGTAAATGGAACAACAGTTTGGAAAGATGCAATAACAACAGTTAAGGCAGCACATCCAAAACCTTAGTGTATAATATGAGTATATGGATAAATTTATACTACAAAAATCTGAGGTTATAACTCAGAATAAAGAGTCAATGATTGAAGATATAAGAAAAGCACATGCTTTTTTTTGTGATAGATTTCGAGTGCCAGATACAGAAAGCACTTGGATGTATGGATGGTATAATGCTTTCTCTATTACAGCACCTTCAAGTGAGTTTTACGAATTGTATAAAGAATTGTGTACAATGATTAGAAACTTTATTAATACAGACGAGCAGTTATGGTTTACTTGCTGGATTAATTGGCACATGCCAGATGAAGTTTTAGATTGGCACGACCATGTATCAGAGTGGCATGGATTTATTAGTATAGAGCCACATAAAACAGAAACAATTTGGAGAGATGGTTTTAAAGTTGATAATGAAGTAGGTAACATTTTTATAGGTACAGGTCAGTTAGACCATAAAGTAGTTGTATTAGAAAATTTTGATACACCAAGAATTACTTTAGGATTTGATATAGTTAAAGATATTAAAGACACCTGCTCTGTAGTTCCTTGTCAACAATTTAATTTAATGCCAATACTATAATGCCTAAAGGTAAAAAAGATTTAGAAATAGAATTTACTTGTCCTCTTGGTAGTGAGTGTGAAGAGATACGAGATAATAAAATCTACAGATGTATGTGGTACACAAAAATTAGTGGGCCAGATACTAACACAGGTGAAATACTTGACGATTGGTCTTGTGCTATAAGTTGGTTGCCTACTTTACAAATTGAAACTTCTAATACACAAAGAGGCGTAAGTTCAGCTTTAGAGTCTTTTAGAAATGAAACAGTTAAAGGACAAAAAACTTTTAACAATTTAGTAAAGCAAACTATAACTAATCCTAAAAGATTAAAATGAGTTTAAACGATGACTTTATAAAAATATACGATAATGTACTAGACAAACAAACTTGTCAAATACTTATTGATTTATTTGAACAGAACAGTTCACACGTCTTATATCCAGAAAATAGTCAAGAGAGAAAAGACATGTCATTTAATTTAGGTGATGCAGACCCTACATTAAATAGTTTGTTTTCTGCTACATTAAATGAAATAGCTCTTTTATATAAAAATTCATATACTACATTAGATAATCAGAGTTTAAAGTCTTTTACTAATAAAGTACAAAGAACAAAACCAAGTGAAGGTTATCACAAATGGCATACAGAAAAAACAGATTTACATACACAATCAAGAGTTTTAGTTTGGTTATTGTATCTAAATGATATTGAAGAGGGTGGGGAAACAGAATATTTATATTTAAACAAAAGAGTTAAACCAAAACAAGGAACATTAATTATACATCCTGCTGGTTTTACACATTTGCATAGAGGAAATCCTCCATTAAAAGAAACAAAATATGTAGTTACAGGGTGGTATAACTTAACAGAATAAGAAGGGGTAGAAAAAATGAAAGTGATAGTATTATTAATTGCAATAACAATGGTTGGGTGTTCAGTTGCTCCAGACAAAACTACATTAAGTGCTACTACTAAAGCAACTACTGATGCAGTACCTACAGTAAAAGCAGTTCAAACATTCAAATGGAGCAAAAAACAATGAACGGAATGAAAATGCCTTTGGCACTAATAATGGCTATAGCTGTACAAGCAGGTGGTATGCTTTGGTATGTTAGTAAGATAGACAGTAAAGTAGAAATCATGTATTCAAAGTATGAGAAATCTAATCAAGAAGCTGTTATAGAAAACCAAATAATGATGCGTTTAGATTTAGCTTCTGTTATGGATGGAATGATAATAGGACATCAACAAATTGAAGAACTTACTAAAATGGTTGAAGAGTTACAAGAAAAAACTCAGAAGTTAATTAAAGCTAAAAACAATCAAGGCAATGCTCTTAAGAAACTAAAGAAACAAATAAAATTAAAACAAGATAAGAAAAACAAAAAGAAGAAAAAGAAGAACAATGACTCAGCATGACTAGAGGTACAGCTATAATTCTAGGTCTTGTAATACTTGCTTTTTTAGTAACTATATGGATGGGTGCTAATGCTCTAAGATGTACGCCTCCATGTATCTAAATGACAGAAGTAGAAAGAAGCACACAGAGATGGCGTTGGACAGCGTTAGTATTATATTTAGTAATTTGTTTTTATGATTTTTTGTTTGTGCCAGTTTGGTATGGAATTAACAGACCAGACATTAGTGCTTTTATGGAAGTTATAAATGCCACAAGTGAGCCAATGGTTCAGATGGAATTAATGAAAAAGCTAACGGGTCAACACAGTCCGTTTACTTTGATGGGCGGTGGATTGTTTCACCTAGCTTTTGGTGCTATCTTAACTGGTAGTGCAGTAGGTTTAAATAAATAAGGATATTTATGGCATACGGAAAAGGGTACGGAAAGAAACCAAAACCACCTAAAAAAAGATAGTGGCTAAAGATAATAGATTAACAAAAAATGGTTTATTTGGTTTTAATAAACCAAAAAGAACACCAAGCCATTCAACTAAGAGTCATGTTGTTTTAGCTAAAGATGGTACAACAACAAAACTTATTAGATTTGGTCAGCAAGGAGTTAGTGGTGATAAATCTAACACAGCAAGGTCAAGGTCTTTTAAAGCTAGACATGGTAAAAATATTGGAAATAAATTAAGTGGTGCTTATTGGTCTAACAAGGTTAAATGGTAATGGCAAAAGGATTATACGCAAACATAAACGCAAGAAAAAAAGCTGGTACAAGTAGAACTAAAAAAAAATCTACTATATCTAAAAAAGCATATTCCAATATGAAAAAAGGTTTCCCTAAAAAAAAGAGGTAATTAATGGAAGATAAACTAACTAGAGTAGAATTGCAATTAGATAAACATTCTATACAAATAGCTAAGTTGTTTAGTAAGATTGATGACACTAATGGGTGCATACAAAAAATTAATAACTCTTTGCTACAAATAAAATATGGTGTTTACGGTGCGTTAGGTTGGTTTGTTATTTCACAAATTGGAATTATAGAGGCATTAAGGTTAACATGATAGGATATATAATAAATTTAGCCCCAATGGAATCTTATTTTCTTTTAATGATGTTATCGTGATAGGATTTATTACAAACATAGCACCAATAATGCTAGGCTTTGTTGGTAAGTTACTTGCTTTAAAGAGTCAAGCAGCAGCAGAAAATCAAAAGCTAATGATAACTTCTTTACAAGTACGTAACGATTCTATTAATCAAGCAAGAGATAGGGCAGATAAAGAAAGCCCTATGGCTGCACTTAATCGAAGAGTTATTATATTTGTAATACTTGCATTAGTTATATTTACACAGGTAGCACCTGTATTTTTAGATGTACCTACAGTTATACCCACAGTAATAGAAGGGGCAAGTTTCTTAGGATTGCAATTAACCCCAGATGTGGTAGAATATGTTACTGTAGAAGGGATGTTAAAGTTTGATGAAATATTTAAATGGGCAACAATGATAATCGAATTCTACTTTGGAGCACAACTAGCAAAAGGTAGGTAAAAATGAGAAGGGCAATTGTTATACCCGACCAGCACTTTCCGATACATGATGAAAAGGCAGTCAAAGTAGTATTAGAAGCGATAGATTTTATTAAACCAGACATATTTATTAATCTGGGTGATGTTGGAGAGTGGGGTTCTGTGTCTGGACACAAGTACAAACGCAGAAAAAGACCGCCACTAGAGTACCAACTACCAGAAATAGATGCAGAAATCAAGGCAGTTAACAAACAGATAGATAGGTTTGACAAAGCCTTAGACAAAGTTAAATGTAATACTAGGCATATATTAGCAGGTAATCATGACGAATGGCTTGACGCATTTGTAGAAGAGAATCCTTATTTAGACCAATACACATTTAGAAATGCTTGTAAGTGGGATGATAGAGGATATGAATACCGCAAGTATAATGAAGTATTAACCATTGGTAAGTTATCTTTTGTACATGGTGCTTATACAGGTGGTAATCATGCAAAGAAACATTTAGATGCTTACGGAACAAATTTAATGTACGGGCATGTACATGACGTAGCACGACATTCTGCTACTAGATTGTTAGATGGAAACATAAGTTCGTGGGCAATGGGTTGTTTAAAAGATATGTCAGCAGAAAACAACACATGGCTTAAAGGTAGATTACATAATTGGAATCATGCTTTTGGAATTGTAACTTTTTTTGATAATGGAAATTTTCAAGTAGAGGTTGTAGACATTGTAAAAGGTAAAGCCTCAGTATGGGGTACAATAATTAAAGGATAGCTTATGACATATAGAGAGTTAGTAAATCAAGTATTAATTAGACTAAGAGAGGACACTATACCTACTAATTGGTCTGGTAATATTAATGACACAACTGTAGTATCAGCATATCATAAGGTAATTGGCTCTTTAATTAACGATTCTAAAAGGGCTTGTGAAGAAAGACATGACTGGCTTAACCTTAGAGAGTCAGTTACTTTCAATTCTGTTGTTGGTACAAAGAATTACAACTTAAACTCGGGTCAAGAGTTTAAAATTATAGACGCTATAAACAACGATACAGGTCATCATTTACATCAAGTAAGCAAAGTGTACATTAACACAGTAAAGTACCCTACAGATGACACAGGAGAGTCTTTATACTATGGTTTTAATGGTAGTGATGCAAGTAATAATCTTAAAATAGATTTATCTCCAGTGCCAAGTTCAGTACAAACTTATTCTTTTGATATTTGTAAGTATCAAGATGCTTTAACAACGGCTTCTAGTGTATTAAAAATACCTGCTCAACCAGTTATATTAGGTGCATGGGCTAGAGCAATAGCAGAAAGAGGTGAAGATGGTGGAACACAATCTAGTTTAGCTGCCCAAGAAGCTAATGAGGCACTTAAACAAGCAATTATGTTAGATAGTGGTAACACTCAATACGAAACAGATTGGTATGTTAACTAATGAGTAAGCCTTTATCATATCAACCCTTACCTAATTTTGGTCTTAACGGATTAAATACACAAAGTAATCCTAATACATTAGACCCTTCCTTCCTTGTTGACGCTGAAAACATAGTTGTTAGAGAGTCTGGAAGAATTTCATTTAGAAAAGGTTTAAAACAAAAAGTAGTTCCTAGTGGTGCAGCTATTGGGTCTATGGTAGAACACACACAAACAGATGGCACAAATAAAATATTTGCTAGTCATGGTACATCTATATACACAGTAGATTTTGGTACACCTCAAACTGCATTTCCTAGTAGTGGTGCTGATGTTAAAAGAACAGTAGCTAATTCAACAGGTGATTGGCAGTTTGTAAACTTTAATAATAGATTGCATTGTTTTCACGCAGGTGTTTCACCACAAAGATATGATAGTGCTTTAGGTAATAATGTTAAATGGTCTGCTCATCATAGTTCTGCTACTGCTATTAACCTTGCTGATGCTAGTCAAATAACTGCACCTAACATAGCTTTTGCTAAAACATACAAAATTACAGCACTTGGTAATACTAATTTCTTTTTAGCTGGTTGTGATACCACTCCAGCAGTAGGTGAAATATTTACATCTGTAACAACAGGTGCTCTTGCTGGTGATTTATTGTTAAGTCCAGCTAACGAAATGAAAACAGGTAAGTCATATAAAATTATGGCTTTAGGTGATACTAATTTTAATCTTAATGGTGGTGATTCTAACCCAGCAGTAGGTGAAGTGTTTACAGCAAATGCTATTTTAGGAATTGGTACTGGATTGGTTATAGAAGTAATTACTGGAACAACAGGAACAGTAGTAGAAATTAAAACTAATCCTACTCTTACTACTATAACAGTAGACAGCACAACTGGTTATGCTGCAAGTGGTAAGATACTTATTG